TCTTTCATTCTTTGCGACTTCTGATGGTATTGTCAATGAAAACCTTGCAGAAAACTTTGTAAAAGAAGTTCAGTATCCTGAGGCAAAGTTTTTCTATGGATTTCAACTTATGATGGAGAACATTCACAGTTTGATGTATTCATTGTTAATTGATACTTACAACTCTAATGAGAAAGAAAAACAATTATGTTTCACCGCTTTGGATAATCTACCTGCAGTACAGAAAAAAGCAGCATGGGCGTTGGATTGGATTAAAAATTCTACCTTCCAAGAGAGACTTATTGCTTTTGCTGCGGTTGAAGGTATATTTTTCTCAGGGTCATTCTGTTCGATTTTTTGGTTAAAGTCGAGAGGTATTATGCAAGGTCTGTGCAATGCAAATAGTTTAATTTTCAAAGATGAAAACTTACATTGTGACTTTGCAATTCATTTGGTGAACAACCATTTGGAAAACAAACCATCTGAAAAAAGAATTAAAGAAATTCTATTATCAGCTTTGGAGATTGAAAAAGAATTTATTACCGAATCATTACCAGTTTCACTTATTGGTATGAACTCCAACCTCATGAAACAATATTTGGAATTTATTACTGACCAACTTTTAGTTAAATTTGGTTGTAAAAAAGAATTCAATGTTGAACAACCTTTCAAGTTTATGGAACAGATTGCTGTTGAAACTAAAGGAAACTTTTTTGAATCAAGAACTATGGAGTATCAAAAGGCTAAATTAAATGAAGCATTAACATTCGATTCTGACTTTTAATAAAGGGTTAATATATATGATGTCGTTAAAAATTAAAAAAAGAGGTGGGGAAGATGTGTCTTTCAATCCCCAAAAAATTTACAATAGAATTAAAAGAGCTTCGAAAGGTCTGACCGTGAACTCTGATGAAATTTTCATCAAAGTTATTACATCTGTACCAACTGAAGGAAACATTACTACAAAGGAGTTAGATAAACTTGTTTATGAAATTGCGGCTTCTTATACAGGAAGTCACTATGATTATTCAAGACTTGCAGCGTCCGTCGCTATTTCATCCTATCACAAAGATAGTGACCCAAGTTTCTCAAATGTGATGCATTCATTACATGTTGATGGAGTAGTTCACGATGAGTTGATTGAGATTATTGAAAGATATGGCCCACAAAAAATTGATGATGTAATCAATCATGAGAATGATTATAACTTTGATTATTTTGCTTGGAGATCTTTACAGGAAATGTATTTGTTAAAAACACCTCAAGGTAAAGTGGTCGAAAGACCACAACACATGTACATGAGAGTTGCTTTGTGGGTTACTAATTCATTCGAAGAGGCTGTGGAATATTATGATTCCCTTTCAAGTCAACGTATTTCGAAGGCAACACCAATCATGATTAATTCAGGAACCAAAGTTCCTCAATTAGCGTCTTGTGTTTTACATTATAATAATTCAGATTCAAGAGATGGACTTTTGAAAACTTTGAATGATATATCAACTTATTCATCTGATGCCGCTGGTATTGGATTGTGTATGTCAAACATCCGAAGTAAAGAAAGTAGAATTAAATCATCTGGTGGATTTGCGGGTGGATTATTAAAATACTTGAAAATCGTAAATGAGTCTTTGAGATTTTTCAATCAACAAGGTAGAAGACCTGGTAGTGCGGCGATTTATTTGGAACCATGGCATAAAGACATTTTTGATTTGTTAGACATCAAAAAGAATACAGGTGCAGAAGAATTGAGAGCGAGAGATTTATTTACCGCTTTGTGGATTCCTGACAATTTTATGAGAGCGGTGAAGAACAATGAGGATTGGTATTTGTTCTGTCCTAACGATATTATCAAAGCGGGAATTAAACCTCTTCAAGAATGTTTTGGTGACGAATATGAGAAAAATTACCAAATGGCTGTCGACGCTGGTCTTGGAAGAAAAGTTAAAGCTCAAGAGATTTGGACCAAAGTAATTGAATCTCAAGTTGAGACGGGTGTTCCTTATCTATGTGCTAAGGACAGTGCGAACAAGAAATCAAATCATCAAAACATTGGAGTAATTAAACAATCCAATCTTTGTAATGAAATCTATCAATACACTGACGAACAAACCACGGCGATTTGTACTCTTTCATCAATTGTTTTGAAGAACTTTGTTGTCGATGGTAAATTCGATTACTCTCTTCTTATCCAAGAAGTAAGAAAGGCAGTAAGAGCTTTGAACAATGTTATTGACAAAAACAACTATTCAACCTCCAAAGGATTGAAAGGTGGTCTTGAACAAAGAGCAATTGGTATTGGAGTTCAAGGACTTGCTGATGTTTTCTGTCTTATGGATTACATCTTTACTTCAGAAGAAGCACAATCATTAAATAAGAATATCTTCGAAGCAATTTATTTCGCAGCGATTACAGAAAGTAATGATTTATGTAAGAGAGGAGTTAGAAAACCTTATGAGTTCTTCAAAGGGTCTCCGATGTCAAAAGGTATTTTCCAATTTGACATGTGGGGAATCAAAGATTCTGATTTGTTTTTGGATTGGGAACCGTTGAAGAAAGATGTTCAGGAATATGGAGTTTGTAACTCATTGTTCACCGCTCAGATGCCAGTAGCTTCCTCAGCAAAAATCACTGGTTCATTCGAAATGACAGAACCAGCACACTCAGCGTTATTTAACCGAAGAGTTGTAGGTGGTGAGATTATGATTGTAAACAAATACTTAATCAATGATTTTGAGAAGATTGGTATTTGGTGTGAAGATTTGAAAAATGAAATTATATTGAATGAAGGTTCAATTCAAAACATTAATTTCAATCAGTATCTTGATATTGAAGACAAGAACTACAATAAAAAAGTTAAAAGGATTGAACATCTTATTCCAAAGTACAAAACCATTTGGGAAATTTCACAAAGAGAACTTATCAATATGGCGGCGGACAGAGCACCATTTATAGACCAATCTCAATCTATGAATATCTATATGTCTAACCCTACATTGTCTAAGATTACTTCATCTCACTTCCATTCGTGGGAAAAAGGTTTGAAGACTCTTTGTTACTATGTTAGAACAAAAGCGATTTCAACGGGTGCTAAACATTTGGCATTGGATGTATCTAAAGTTCAAAAACCTAAACCCGTTGTAGAAGTTCCGAAGGTTGATTATAGTAGTATGAATTTACCACCCAAACCTGAAGGAATTGAAATTGAATGTTTCGGTTGTTCTTCTTAATTAAATAATTAATCCCGAGTAATTCGGGATTTTTTATTTTGGGCTATTTATAAGGAAAAACAAGGGACTTATATTTATCTTTATGGCAAACGGAGTTACATACGGTATTAATTTTCCATTCAGAGATTCTAGACGAGGAGATTACTTAGAGCTTACTCAGTTGGAATCCCAACAGATAAAATCTGATTTGATTCACCTTCTTTTAACGAGAAAAGGAAGTAGATATTATTTACCAACATTTGGTACAAGATTATATGAATTCTTATTTGAACCTTTCGATGGATTGACATTCGACGCAATACAATCTGATATTAGAGAAGCGGTTCAAACATTCATGCCAAATCTACTCTTGAATCAGATTTCAATAACTCCAGCAGACCCTGAGTTAGAAGTTGATACTATGTTGGGTGAGAATACTATTGGAACAAGTGAATCTCCAATATACAGATTACCAGGTAAAGGGACATCCGAATACACTGCAAAAATTAGAATAGATTATTCAAATAACAGATCGACTTTCGCTCAAAATGATTTTGTTATTATCAATATTTAATATAGATGGCAAATCGGAAAATTTCATATACCACCAGAGACTATCAGGGAATAAGAACTGAGTTACTCAACTATGTAAGAACTTATTATCCTGAACTTATACAGGATTTTAATGATGCATCTGTATTTTCAGTGTTTTTGGATTTGAATGCTGCTGTTGCAGACAACTTACACTATCACATTGATAGAAGTATTCAAGAAACTGTATTACAATACGCACAACAAAGGTCTTCAATTTATAACATTGCAAGAACTTATGGATTAAAATTACCTGGTCAAAGACCATCCGTAGCCTTAGTAGATTTTTCAATTACGGTTCCTGTATTTGGTGATAAAGAAGATGAAAGATACTTGGGAGTTTTAGCAAGAGGTTCACAAGTTTCAGGTGCGGGTATTGTGTTTGAAAACATATATGATGTTGATTTTTCTTCACCATATAACGCACAAGGTTTTCCGAATAGATTGAAGATTCCAAATCGAAACGCCAACAACGTGATTATCAATTACACAATCACAAAAAGAGAACTTGTTGTAAATGGAATTACCAAAGTATTCAAGAGAGTAATCACTCCTAATGATGTGAAGCCATTCTTCGAATTGTTTTTACCTGAAAAAAATGTTCTGGGTATTACAAGTGTTTTATTAAAGAGTGGAACGGAATATACAAATATACCAACTGTCGCAGAATTTTTGGGTTCACCTAACAAATGGTATGAAGTGGACGCCTTAGCTGAAGACAGAGTTTTCATTGAGGACCCGACAAAAGTTTCAGACCAACCTGGTATTAAGGTAGGAAGATATATCCAAACATCAAACAGATTCATTAGTGAATATACTCCTGAGGGATTTAAGAAACTAACATTTGGAGGAGGAACGAACACCGCTCAGGATGCATTGGACCAATTCACAACTGTAGGAGCAACCATAGACCTTCAAAGGTATTCTAATAATTTATCTTTGGGTTCAGCTTTGAGTCCTAACTCTACACTATTTGTTCAATATAGAGTTGGTGGAGGATTAGGAACAAACTTGGGGACTAACGTTATTACACAAATTGGAACAGTATCATTCTTTGTTAATGGACCATCTGAACTTACAAACTCTTCAGTTGTCAATTCTTTGAGATGTAACAACGTTACTGCGGCAATCGGTGGAGCGGGATTACCGTCAC